ATAACCAAAATCTTCTGCTAATTCTTGGAATGAACTCTCACCACTTACCCAAAAATCCTCAATAGGTGTTATTCCGTAGACAGGATGATTCCTTCCAACTGCTCCAAGAGTAAAGTCAAAAGCTCCTTTATTGATTCTGAACCTTGTATCAAAAGATATGTATTCTAAATCTCTACGTTCATCATTTTTTACTTGTATTTTAGTAACGCATTTATTTCCTAAATATCTTAGCCAAAAATCTCTATTAGTAAATGTTTCAGAACGATTACGAATAAAAGAATAATTAAGCAAATACTCCCAACCATTATTATTACCAATGGTAGTATTGTCACCAACACTTTTTTCATTACCATAATACCACGTTGTAAGTTTTTGTTCATAGTTGAATCTTGCAATCTTTCTAATACCAATTGTAAAGTTGTAGTCATAAGGATTTATTTGTGTTGTTTCTTCATAGCCTTTATTAACAGCTATATAGTCTTGATTTTCTACCATGCTTGTATTAACACTTCCCGATGAATAGAAAGTGGCATACTTGAAAAATTGAGCATTACAAGTTCCTATTCCTAGAATAAAAACTATTAATAAAAAATATAAATGTTTTTCGTTTATCTTCATTATAATACTTTTGTATAAGCGTAAGTTACATAAACATCAGCAGTCCATCCACCATTAAAAGCCCCACTAGACCACATTTCAAAAGGTTTGTTTAACAGAGTAGCTCTGCAAGTACCACTAGAAGCATAACTAGCTGACATACAATAGCTATTGTCAGTGGTAGCGTCCTCCATAAAAGCTCTAGCTGCTTGCCAAGTTGCTACGGAATCTGCACTATTATAACCTAAATACAGATATTTATTAGCCGTCTCATTAGGAGAGTTATGTGTACATAGTATAGTGACGTGATACACAGTTATCATATAACCACTTAAAGCCCCTACTAAAGTTTTAGCTGTACTATTTAAAGCCTGAGCTTCTGCATTACTAACAGAAATTTTATCTGTTTGCATTAAGTATTTAAAATCCATCTTTTTTGAAGTACCGCTTGAGCTACCTGTGGTATCGTTTACATCCACCACCATTAATAAATCGCCACTACCGACCTGTTCTTCTAAGGCTGTTTTTGATGTCAATTTTTGATTTGCCATAACTGTCTAAATATTTTTTTAATTTTTGTTCGTTATTTTTCCTTTGTTTTTCCTTTTGTTTTGTAAGCATAATTTTAGCAACATATTGTTATATCAGCTCCTTGTAAAAAGGATTTTGTTTTATTGCTCATTGGAGCAATATCAAGATTTAGCCCTGCGTAGTAGTTTTGAGATGTAGGAGTTAAATCTGCTCCTGTATTTGTGCTATACTCAGGGAAACTACTTGTATTGTTTCTTATGTAGTCTATAAGCCTTTCTCTATAGAACTCAGCTTGGTCTATACTCGCATTAATTAAAGGTTTTAAATCACTATGAGAAACGCTTGAGCCTTGTTCACTACTCATTGTAACTATTGAATTATTTACCATTCTAAGTCTAAGAAATGGAAGCACAGTAGCGAAGGCGTACTGAACTAAGGCGGGTTGAATGTATGTTTGTAAAAGCGTTAGATATGCTCCTGCTAAACTACTTCCTTGTATTTTAGTAACTAAAGCATCATTTAAATCAGTTCCAAGTACAGGTAATATATACCTATCTTGAGCCATTAGTATGTATGGTAGTAAAATGTTGTCATCGACACTTCCTCCCAACGCTGAATCTTTTTTCAGTCTGTCCGTACTTATAAATAATGTATGTTGTATTGCCATAATTTTTAATTGTATTTGCCTCTTGTTGGAGTATTAATAGGAGCTATAGTTGGGGCTGGAGTTCTAGGTTCTTGGTCTTTTATTTTTTTCCAACTTGAAGCAAATCTACCACTATTAACCTCTGCTAAGAAACTATTTCTAAACATATTTAAACTACCATTTGGAAGATATGTACCAGCCTTGTAAGTCTTTCCACCTATTGTTACTTCACTTCCTTTAGGTACTCTTTTTCTCATATAAAATTTTCTAACAAAATAATGATGGCAGTAAATTCCGCCTTTCCATTGAAAAACATCATACGTTGAACTTCCGTTTTTTCCAAACCCTTTATTTACAACTAAATTTTTTGTTTGCTTTAAATCATTAATTGTATATAAAGTTCCTGCTTTACTTAATCGTACCATCTGTTTACAAAAATCCCTGCTGTTTGCTTTAAGGTTTCTTGAGTATCTATATAACACCCTAATAAACCCTGCATTACTATCACTTGTTGAACTATCAGGATTGGAGGGTATTTTACCTGCACTTGCAAACTCATAATGTTTGCTTAAATGCTGATTAGTAAAGGCTTGGAATTTTTCTTCTGTTTCTGTACTACTACCCTCTGCTTCTATTTCCCCTAATTCAAACCATTCTTTTTCATCAATTTCTGTACCCTTTAAATTAGATAGTATTACTTTTGCATCATCATCACTTAAATTATCTTTTTTTTCAGATTTCTTCTTTTTACTCATTTCAGTAGCATCTGAATGCTTTTCACAAGCCATATACCTAATTACTCCCTCATCTTCGTGTTCGTGATAACCTTCACAATTCTTAAACAATTTAGCGTATGCCTCTGCCTCTTCTTTTGTAGCAAATAAAGGCTCTCCATCCAAAGCACCTACAACAGCTATATTATTATCCAATCCCTTAAACTCTTTTTTTACAGGCTCTCCTGTATCTATTCCCTCTTTTTCTTGCTCATCTTCATCAATTTTAGCCACATTTTCTATGTCTATAAAATCAGCTGGTTTAAGCGATTTAAAGTACAAATCAAGGTTTATATCACAAATGCTAAAAATGTCCTGTAATCCACTTAAAAGCGTACCCTGAAAGGGTTTGATAACAGTATTGTTAAATAGAGAATAAGAATCTCGTAGTTCATCAGCGTTATTACCGAAGCCACTGCCATCCCCCTTTACTCCGAATAAGAGTGGGCTTGTAACCCTATGTCCTGTAAGCACTTTTCTTGTAGTTTCAGTAGATAAGAATTGGTAGCTATCAGAATTATCATTTGCGTTTATAGGTATTATTTCAGGGGCTGTATCTTTACCATCATTGAAAGTAATTAGAATCTTTCCTGCGTTGCCACTTCCTCCGAATTTAGAATTTATCTGTCTTTCTATAGTTCGCCTTTCTTCCCGTGTCGGAACTCCGTTAGCAAAGTTTACCGCCATACTTGGAAACATACCTGATTTGATATTAGATAAATGAAATTGTGCAATCTCCATATCGAGCTGTATGTAAGAAGTCGAGCCTTGATAGTCAGGTAGTGAATAATAATAGCTTCCTGGAGAATAATCTTTGATACATAATACTTGACTAGCACTTGTTCTGTCCTTTTCATCAAAAGCTTTATATGTTCTTGGTTTGTGCTTTCTAGTATTAGTCCAATCTGCTGAATAATAGTATTCATTTACATTACCATAGCCATCAGACTTTCCGCTTCTTATATATTGTGCGGGGATATGGTACATCTCTACAATCTTTGTTCTAGGCTTGTTCCATATTGTATTTACATAACACATACCAAACAGTTTTAAATCAAACGCTAAGCACTTTAAAAGGTCTTTCTGTGAATGCCCTAGTAATGATGTAAGCCTTAGCCATTGTTCCTTATGCTCATCACTATCTTCTCTATCAGTAGCATCTATTCCCTCTCCATAAATCATAGCTGAAACACCTTTTATAATAGCGTTATTTATACTACTTCCATTATACAACTCTAATAAGTATTGAGGGTATAGGTTATCTGTGCCAAATTGAACCCAATCTTTGTTTGCTGTTTCAGTAACTTCAGGTAAGTTAAATTCTGCTAAATGTATTACTGATATTTCTGTATTTTTCTTTTTCATATTTAATCTGTTGATGGCGTCCAAGTTTGCACACCATATTGAGCATCTGTAACTATAAGAGGAGTGTTACCATCACCACCATCAGCTTGAGAAAGTGTCGGCAAACCTTTATTTAAACTTGAACCAAACATTGTGGGTCTTTCTATTGCATCATTTGAGCTATATTCATTATAATAAGCGATAGGGTTATCAGTTTCTATATGGCTAAAAGTCTCATCTACTGTTACATTTAAAACAATATTGATGCCATCAATTTTAGTTAAAGCACCCCCAAAGGTTTTTACATCCCAAGCCCCATAATATAAACTTATGTCATAAGTTTCATTTACAGGGGCAACAAAGCCACCTAAAGCTCTGTTCGTTCCTGTATCATAAGTAGTTATATTACTTGTTGTTGGATATAAAAACTGTAATCTTAGTAGCCAATACCTATCATTATGAAAATATGTAGGTCTATAAAACCCCTCTGAAACTGTTGCATAAGCAGAGACACCTCTAGTCCAATTTGTTTTTCTGCCCCTTATATAAAACATTATAGTTTTATTGCTACTACTACCTGGAGTTCCACTATCTATAAGGGTACTATCACCACCTAAAGCAGATGTAATATCTTCATAAAAATATACATTTTGCGACTGAGCCATACTTCCTGAATATTTTAAATTGTAAGTAGCCATTAATCTCTAATTGTGTATATTTTGTTATAATACTCTTTTACTAATTCTTCTTGTTTTTCTGCATTATCTACAGTAGATATTTTTTCTATAAACTCTTTATACAAATCTTTATTTACTTCTACATTTTCTGTTTTAGTTCCCATTAATCAGTATATTCATTATAAGATTCTGTTTCTATTTTGATTTTATCTATTTTTTCTTTTTTTTCTTTCCCATTTTTTTTATTTTTTGTCTTATGTTTAGGAGCGTCTTGCTCAAAGTACCCATTCCTAACACTTTCTGGTAATCCTTTGATAGTCTTTTGATTTAGTTCATCCAAAGGTATTCTGAAGTTTGGTACTGTTTTACCTTGATATTCTTTTTTAACTTTCCAAGCCATAATATTTGTCTTTTATAAGTATATATAAATAGTTGTAATTCGTTTTCAAATGTAAGTTTTATAAAGAAAACTTTATACTATTTAGTTAATTATAAAATTTATTTAATAAAAAAGGGTAATCCGTTAAGACTACCCTTTAATAATATTGAGTAACGATTTATTAATACTATCCTGTAGTAATAGTCAAGTCAGCTTCATCAGTTAATCCATCAAATGGATATTTAGCTGTAGCAACTCCTGCTGTAGCATCAAGCCAAATTAATGGGTCTTTTTCTTCTGCTCTTAGTTCTAAAGTAAATCCTGACATATCACTCTTTGCGGCTCCTGTCACAACTGTACCACCTGAGATATCACACCCATTATCCATACCTAATAAGAATACATTATCATTATTATCAAGTACAAATATTTGAGAACGATTATAAGAGATTAGT